ATGTTACAAATAGGTAATTCTTATTTAACTAAAATTAAAATAAAATTAAATCAAGTTAGTTTTAATATTATATTAAATTCATCAAATTATAATGAAACTAAAACAGAATTAGAAACAACTGTTAAAGATACTGAAACTGCTTTTACTTTAGAAGAAACTATTATAGGATCTAATGGTATTAAATACAATATAAGTATAGTACCATTAAAAGATGGATTTAATAAAGCTATAGCTAAAGATTCTTTGTCTGGTTTATTAATAGCTCAAACAGCTCCTAGTATAGTTAAAACTCCATTAGAACTAATTAATGAATTAAAACAAATACTTAGTTAATATAAATATTTATAACCATGAAAACAAATGAATTTCTTAATTTAATTAGAAAAGTTGTACGAGATGAAGTAAGAACTGTTCTTAGAGAAGAACTAGCTGAATTAAACAAGCCTCAAATCACTGAAAGTAAATCAATTAAAAATATAGTTAAAGACATTCCTATTAAAAAAGAAATAAAATCAACAGGAAATCCAATAGCTGATCTTTTACAAGAAACTGCGGCTGAAGGAAGTTGGAGAACTTTAATTAATGCTACTTCACCTATGGCTCCTAACTTTTCTAATATGATGTCTAATATGGGAGGACCTCAACCTCAAGCTACATCTGTTGAAGAATTTTTATCATCAGCAATCCCAGCTAAAGATATTAGTCAAGTACAATTAAATGGTGTACCTGATTATAGTGCTATGATGAATAAATTAAAAGAAAAAGGTAAAATTTAATGGCTATTAATAGACCAATATATAGATTAAATGCTGATGTACTGATACCTCAAAGATCTTTGGGAATAAGTATTTTATTTAACGGTAATGGTGTATTTAATCAAACTATAACAACTAAAGAACAAATAAAATCTAATTTAATTAATTTTGTTTTAACTAATGAAGGAGAAAGATTATTTGATCCTACATTTGGTGGAAATATAAGAGCTTTAATTTTTGAACAAGATTCTAATGTAGATAGTATATCTGAATCTTTAAAAGATAAAATTTTAGAATATGTTCCTGGTGTTACAATCAATGATATAATTGTTGTTAGAAGTTCTGATATAAATCAAGCTAATCTAACTATCTATTATAGTATATATAATCAAGCAGACGTATTAAATATTAATATAACACAATGAGTCAAGACATTCAATATATAAATCGAGATTTTTCTCAATTAAAACAAAATTTAGTAGATTATATTAAAAACTACTACCAAAATAGTTATATAGACTTTGGACCTTCAGCTCCAGGTAATATGTTTATTGACTTAGCTGCTTATGTTGGTGATGTTTTATCATTTTATACTGATAATCAACTTCAAGAGACATTATTAGCTTATGCTCAAGAAGAAAAAAATATTATAGCTTTAGCTTATTCTTTAGGTTATAGTCCTAAAATTATATCAACAGCTCAAACAACTCTTGATGTTTATCAATTAATTCCATCTGATGCAGCTAATAACTATAATCCTGATTATAGATATGCTTTACAAATTGGTCAAGGATCTGTTGTTCAATCAACATCAAATCCATCAATAACTTTTATAACAGAAAATTTAGTTGATTTTAGATATTCTTCATCTTTTGACCCAACATCAGTATCAATATACAGTTACTATGCTAGTACAAACAACCCAGAATTTTACCTGTTAAAAAAACAAACAACAGCTTATTCTGGTACTAAAAAATCTACAACATTTAATTTTGGTAGTCCAGAACAATTTTCAACTGTTGAATTGATTGATAATCAAATTATTAAAATAGAAAGTATTGTTGATAGTGATGGAAACACATGGTATGAAGTACCATATTTAGCTCAAGATACAGTAATTGATAAATCATATAATATTCCTGTTAACGAACCTAATTACGCACAATATAGAGACTCAGCTCCATATATGTTAAGATTAAGAAAAGTTAATAAAAGATTTACAACTAGATTTACAAATAATACAACATTAGAAATATCATTTGGATCAGGAGTTTCATCTGTTCAAGATGAGTTAATTATCCCAAATCCAGATAATGTAGGTATTGGTTTAGTAGATGGAATATCTAAATTCAATACAGCATTTGATCCATCAAATTTTTTATATACTAATGAATATGGTTTAGCTCCTTCAAACATAACATTAACTGTAAATTATATAGTTGGTGGTGGTCCTGAATCAAATGTTCCATCTGATGATTTAATTAATGCTCAAACTTTAATATCATATATTGATTCTTATGGTTTAGATAATAATTTAATAACAACAGTTCAAAACTCAGTTAGTTTTAACAATCCTGTTGGAGCAGCTGGAGGTGGACCTGGTGATTCTATTGAAGAAATTAGATTAAAAGCTTTAGCTAACTTTCCAACTCAATTACGAAATGTAACTAAAGATGATTATTTAATTAGAACTTTATCAATGCCTTCTGAATTTGGTTATGTTTCTAAAGCTTATGTAACTCAAGATTATGCTGTTTCTTTAGATAGTGATAGAGCTGAATTAATTAATAATAATCCTTTAGCTTTATCTGTTTATGTATTGTCAACAGATTTAAATAATAAATTAACTCAAGCTTCTCAAGCTGTTAAAGTCAATTTAAAAAATTATTTAAGTCAATATAAAATGATTACAGACGCTGTTTCTATTAAAGACGCGTATTATATTAATTTAGGTATTAATTTTGATATATCCGTGTTAACTGGTTTTAATGGTCAAACTGTATTGTTAGATTGTATTACTAGATTACAAAATTTCTTTAATATATCAAAATGGCAAATTAATCAACCTATTATCAAATCAGCTGTAGAAGCAGTTATATTATCAGCCCCAGGAGTTCAAACAGTACGAAAACTTGAATTTATTAATAAACCATCAATATTTGAAGTTCGTTTCCCTGAATCTGATATTTCAGGTCGTGTAATAATTTATTAAAAAGTATATTTATATTAAATGGCTGTATATAAAGTATTTCCTACTAAAGACGCTACAATATTTTCTGATTATCCTAGTCTTAACTCAGGTATTGATGAAATTTTAGATGTCACAAAACAATTATCTAGAGTATATGATGGTGAATCTTCAGCTAGAAGAATTTTAATGCAATTTGATCAATCTCAAATTAAAAGCATTATAAATAATGCTAATCCATCTCCAGTAACAGCTAGTTTAGTATTATATGCCGCTAATGTTAGTGGTCTTCCATCAGATATTAAATTAATTATTAATCCTATATCACAATCTTGGAATATGGGGACTGGAAGATATTCAGATATTCCTATTGTTAGTGATGGAGTAAGTTGGAAATTTAGATCAAGTAGTGGATCAAATGCTTGGGATACTACTGGTTTTGCTAGTGGAGTAACAGCTTCTTATACAGGATCAAATAGTGGAGGAGGTACTTTTTATACATCATCTGTTACTCAATCTTTTAATTTTTATACATCAAAAGATATAAATGTTAATATCACTAACTTAGTTAATTTATGGTATAGTGAATCTATTGAAAATAATGGTTTAATTATAAGATTAAGTGGTTCAGAATTTACTACTAGTTCTTTATATGATTTTAATTTCTTTTCTAGAGATACTAATACTATTTATCCTCCTTGTTTAGAATTCAAATGGGATGACTCAGTTTGGGATACAGGATCATTAGTAACAATAACTGATGATAATGTAATGGTTACTTTAGGTAATAATAAATCAGTTTATCGTGATTCAGAATATGCTAAAATAAGAGTTTACACCAGAGAAAGATATCCTGCTAGGATATTTACAACCGCTTCATTATATTTGTATAACAATTCATTACCTCAAACATCTTATTTTTCTATTGTAGATGTTGATACTAATGAAACTGTTATAGACTTTGATAGTGTAGCTACTAAATTAAGTTCAGACTCAACAAGTAATTATTTTAATTTATATATGAACGGATTAGAACCAGATAGATATTATAAAGTATTAATTAAATCTATTATTGGATCTAATATATATGTATTTGATCAACCTGATTTTTATTTTAAAATTATACAAAATGTAAAAGCAAGTCAAGATAATATATTTGATAATGGTTCATCTTATACAACAGCTTTTGATTTAGCTTTCTCAAGTTAATATGGGACAAATTGTTAATATAAAAAAAACTATATATGATGCTGCTAGTTTTAATGAAGTAGTAGATACATCTTTTACCCAATTAGTACCTCAAAATCCAACTATTAATGTAGAAGAAAATAATGTTTTAAGTGTTGATGAATTTTTTAGACAGTATAATAATTTATTTTATGAAATTCCACTTACTGGATCTATCAACTCTCATGAATATATAGCTGAAAGAAGTTTAACTTATGCTGGTGTTTCTTTACAAGGAATATATGATGAGTTAGAATTTTTAAGACAAGAAAATATTCAATTAAAAAATCAAATTGTTTCAACTACATTTACTAATTTAACACCTTAATAATGGCTATTATAGTTACAAAGTTACCATCAACTGATAAAGTATTATTAACACCTGAAGAATTAACTTTAGTTGCTAATAAAGAAATGACAAGAAAATTCGGCCAACCCGAAGATTTTGTTGAACTCCATGTTTATAACAACACTAATACTTTATTACAATCAATTGTTCCTTTTAAAAATTATAAAGTACCTAATAGTGGTGTGACAGGTGATGTAGAAGAAGCTAAAGAATTAGAATTTGACCCAGCTGTTGATATTCAAACTTTAGGTTATTCTCAAGGGAATTATATTGTTGATTATAATGTTTTAAGACCTAAAATTTATTCAGGTGTTGAAAGAGTATTTTTTGTAAAAGAAATATCTAGTGATAGACTTGAATTAAGATTAAATTCAACAACATTAAATAATCAATTTATTTTAGAAAATGGTTCTAATTTTATTAATGAATTTCAAAATACACCATATTTTAAAGAATTCTATTTAAATTTTGGACAAAATAGATTCATCCCTGCTGTTAATATAGCTTTAGATTTAAATACAGCTAATTATTCTATTTTAATTAAATTAAATAAATCATTACCAATTGATTTTAAAATAAATGATAAAGTTGGTATTGTTGATAAATTATCTATTGATGATAGATTTTCAGTTTCAATTTCTTTTGAAATACCAACTCCAACACTTCCAACATTAAGATCAGCTAATTTTA